TTTTTACAAAACTCAGCACAGTTTCCTATTGACTATGCCTATTTTGAAGCAACAACTGATGCTGATAGACTAGCAACTGTAGCGAATAACCCAGCCGGTAACCAAACGGTTGACCTTGAATCAGTAGCAGGAACAAATGTTTCTGGTCTGACTTTCGGTGGTGGTATTCCTGCAATGGTTGTCACACTTACATCGAGTGGTAACGATTCCTCTAATACATTTACTATTACAGGGACGGACGTTAATGGATTTGCTCAAACGGAAGATCTTACGGGTCCGAGTTCAACAACTACAAGTTCTGCAAAAGGGTACAAAACAATTACTGACGTTGTTAGTGATAACGTATTTGTGGGAAATATTTCAATGGGGATTTTGATGACCGATAAAATTTCGTGGGCGTTAAGATCTTTATATAATATTGTTCCAGGTTCTGCTGCAGGCGGAGCTGCTCAAACATCAACCACTACAAACAAGAATTTGGCGAACAATATTGTGATTCCACAACAATCTCGTCTAATAGAACTTAAACTGTTTAACTGGACAGCGTTTGACACAGCAGGCTTCGACGTTGAATTTGGTGCTAATCTGTCACAAGCAGGTGGAGCTACACTCAACAGTTTTGATGATAACTATTTCACCACAACTACTGACGTAAAAGCTGTGGGACTTTTTTCTGTAGAAAACGCAGGATTGACTCAAGGAGTTGCTCTTGCGCCGAGAATGTTTAACGTATCAAACGGTGATACAGCTGGTTATCCAATGGAAAAAATATTGGTAATGAGTGCAAAATC